TGAACCGTTGCGTGCGGGTTTCCTCCAGCGTGGATTTAGTACCCAGACGCGCAGCGCATAGCGCCTGTACACGCACGTCCTCGTGCTGCAGCAAGGCTTTGAACGGCTCATCGCTCTTGGCGAACGCGTAGGTTTCTTTGCCCGTGAGCATGCTGATCTTCCTCGGGATGCTCGGCACAACGCGCTGACCTTTCTCATCGACCAGCGCTTCAAGGATGGCCGCGAACTTGGGGTTGCTCATCAGCTCCTTGCGGATGCCCGCACGGGTCTCCTCGTCCCCGAGGATTTGTTGCAGTGCCAAGTCCTTACGGCCGATCGCACTCAGCGCGTTAACCAGATGCCCTTGCTTTTGTGCAGCGGTGTCTTCAAGGTGAAGCTCCAGCGCTCGGCTATCCAGCCTGAGTACGGGCTCCACGTACATCTTCAGCGTCAGGTCGATCAGCTTGAGTTCAATCGGTGGGAAGCCTGCAGCCATCATTTTGTGGAAGATGGTATGCGTCAGCTCCACGTCGTTTTTGCAATACGCGCCGTATTGCGCAAGCTCGTGGGAGGAGAACTGGTGGCTTCGTTTGCCCTTGGCGTCCAGCACCTCGGTTCCTTTGACGCCTGCGCCGTAGCGTTCGGCCATCGCCTTGAGGGAACCCCCAGCTTCAACGCCATGCAGGGCACGGCCCATCGACAGGGTGTCCAGCCAGCCCTTGGGTTTGATGCCGTACTTCCACGACATGATGGCCCCATCGAACATGGTGTTGTGCGCCAGCACAAACGCATTGGCCCACGGCAAGTTACGCAGTTCCCGACGCAGTTCCCGTTCCATTAACCCACGTGACATCCAAACTGCAGGCTCATTGTCGATCTTGTACGCAAAGCCGATAGCTTCAAAGCGGGGGTCGTTCACATACTCTTCGGTGCTGAGCTTGGTCAGGCTGTAGTCCGAGTCGTAGAAGGTTTCAAAGTCGATGGTGATCAATTTAGCCACGGTCACGCCCCCGCATATTGGCTTCGATAATGGTGTCCATCTGCGACCGCAGTTGTGTGTTGAGGCCCGTGGCGGTGATGTTTGCCGCGTACTGTTGCCCGGAACCTAGGACGGCTTGGCCAATTACATTGGCGTATCGTTGGCTATCAGCGTAGTCTCCGCTGCTTAGCCCCTTGGTCGAGCTGGCCATATTTTTTGCGTCCCTTATCAGGTAGCCTTCCTTCAGTTCTGGCCCCGCCAGTATGCTCTTGAGCATGCTCTTGTACTCGCGGGCACGGTAGATTTCGCGGTACTTTGCCAGCATCAAGTCGATTTCAAACTTATCGTACGCCCACAGCACTTGGCGGTCGGGCATGGGTCTGTTTCCGGTGTAAGCCCCAGCGTAACGCTCCAGCGCTTCGCACAGTGAGTTCCACCGCCCGTAGTGTTCAAACTCTTCAGGGTTGCTGTCCATACGCTGCAGCACCAGCTTTACAAAATCACATGGTTCGTTCATAAAAGCACCATCAACGCATCTACGGCGTCCAAATTTGTTTCGTTGACAACCAGCGCAAACCCATCGGCTTGCCTGATCCTTGCAATCTCCATCTCCTGCAGCACGGTGGTCTTGCCTTTACCCGCCTTACATTCGATGGAGAAGAACCTTCCGTTCTTGCACCCCACCACATCGGGGATGCCTTGCCTGCCGTATCCGTTGGCAGGGGGTTTGAAGTAGTACGCGCCGTGGGCGTCCAGAATCTTGCACACGGCAGCTTTGACCTTGCCTTCAGGCGTTTGGGCCATAGGGGTACCCCGCCACTTCTTTGAGCTTCTGCATGTAGTGTTGGGCCTTGCCTGCGTCATCACTGCCGTCCTTGCGCCCAGCACGCAGGCTGTACTTAATGATGTTGCCTTTGAGGAACCCTACGAACTCCTCGTGCGTCAGCACGGCTTCCATGATGTGCCAAGGCTGGATCGGCATGTCCTTGTAGTGGCTACCGCTGACCTGCATGTCATCGGCTGAAGTGCCGTTGATGCCTTTGTTCAAGCGGCTTGTCTTTATCATTTGCTGCAGCTCCTGCTCTTCCTCGGGGGTAAGAGTTGGGGGGAGTTCAGGGAACAGTTCCATTTGTTGCATTTCATTTTCTCCTTCGTTTAGGTTCAGGTGGGGGGCAGTTCTCTGGGGGTACAACGACGCACCAGATAGCCATTGGGGGGTTACCATTTTGCCGCACCCATCTGTCGATGTAGGTGTCCGGCATTGTGCTTAGCAGCTTGCGTATGTTGCTTGGCTCTCGCTCAAGGTAGTTGGCAATCGTGCCAACGTCCAGCCCGTCAGGGTTGTTTATAAGCAACGTGCGCAGTGAAGGTGTTGTGTTGGTTCGCATTAAAGTTCGTGCTTATTGAGGAATGGTTTGATCTGCGGTGTGGCCCGGCTATAGATGCCGAACGCTTTGTAATCTGTACTGGCTGTTGCACCCTTGGCCCTGAACGCTGGGTCTTGAAAGAATATGCTCGGGCGTGGGTGTTGCTTCCAGTGGAAGGGTACGTTGGGGTGGCACTTACAGTTCATGCAGCGGCTCCTTCGGTGATGACCCACTGGGTCTTTGGTTTCTTGTAGAACACGCCCCACTTCAGGCGGTCTTTGGGGTGCGGGCAATCGTCCGGCACAGGCACTGCTACCCATACCTTCTCAAACTGCCCACGCTTGCCCAGCCTCCAGCGGTCCACATACACATCGGGCATGGCATTGAGAGACTTCCTTACGTTGGCGGGGTGGTCCCCTACCTCTTGCGAAATCTCGATCGCGGTAACACCTCCCGGCTTTGATCGCAAGAAAGTACGGATTCTTTTCTGTCGTACAGGGGTCATGGCTTCTCCCTCGCTTTCAGCATGGCGTCTGCAAACTCGTATGCAACAGAAGCAAGCTCATCATCCCGCACTGACTTTGGAAGGTTGCCGCTTGCAAACATGCCTTGAATCGCCTTGGCTGCAAAGTAGTCGCGCAGGGTCATGCCGTTTTGTGGTGTCCCGATTTCGATAAATGGGGTCTTTGGAAACGCTGGCCCACCTGTGTTTGTATTGCTCATAGTCCCAACTCCTTCAACGCTGCTTGCAGTCCAGCCAAGCCACCGACACGCTGCCCTTGGATAAAAATTTGCGGCAGTTGCTTGACTTCGGGGTAGCTCTGCGTGAACGCGTATTGGATGCCAACATCGTCAGTGTCCATCTCGGTGTACCCGATACCCTTGCTGTCCAACAACCGCTTGGCTGTCACGCAGTTGGGGCAACCTGATTTTGTGTATACAACTATTTGCATTACGGCTTCTCCTTGGCACGCTTCTCAGCTACCAACTGGCGGATCGCGTTCATAGTTCTGTCCCGCTCACTGTTCGATAAAGGGCCGCTGATACCTGTGCCTAATTGATCGCGCATTTCACGGAAGAAGTAGCCGTAGGCGTCTTCGCCGTAGGCAAACTTGGTGGCCTTGTAAACAAGTCCGACCACGCCCATCAGGACTCCGGCTGCGCAAAGGTAGCCAAACGTAGACCCCGCAAACTTCAGCCACAGGTACAGCACAGCCAAGTTGCCCGCTTCGTGGCCCACGCCCTGCAGAGTTTCCAAGATCAGTTTCAGTTGTTCAATTTCCATTTTGTTTCTCCTTTAGTGTTGTCCAGATCACGTTGCCACACCGAGCGCAGCAGTACCAGTAGCTTCCCGGTGTGCGGTACTTGATGCCGAAGTTGCTCGGCTCCCAGCGGTGTTTACATGTCATGTCTTGCACCCCTTGCTCGGATGGCGGCGGCATAGGCGTCTCCATCATCCATATAGTGATTCATTTGCTCACACACCTTTGCACACGCCTCACGCTCAATACGAACGGCTTCGTAGATTGCTATGGGAAAGGTCTCCATCGCCGCTTGCTTTGCATCCTTGAGGCCCCTGTCGTAGCTCTCCATGAGCAACTTGATCAGCTCTTCTTCTGAGGTCATTTGTCTTTCCTTGCTGGACAGTTGCGTCCTTGGTCACAGTCTTCATTGCATGGTGGGCATGATCTTGCTCGGATGGCGGTGGCGCAATCTCTTGGGCCACTTGCTGAGTCAGCCCCGTCACCCCATCGCCATGTGTCGTGCTTGTCATCACACACCAACGCACACGCCTCTCTTTCAGCAAGCACAGCCTTCTGCACCAGTATCTTGATGTTGTGGTCAATAGCCTCAAGAACCAGCTTGGCTGCGTCATCAGCAGGAATGTCAGGGTTGGCCCATATGCCATCTTTAGTCAAACGCAAAACTTCTGTTGCTGGCGTTCCGCTGTGAAATTGAATGGTGTTGTTCATGCGTTGCCCCTTGCTCGGATGGCGTGAGCAGCCTCAATGGAAGGCCTAAACGGATACGGCGGTGTCGTGTCACACACCTTTGCACACGCCTCACGCTCATCAGCACGGGCAAGGGCTTCAAAGCGTTCAAGCGCATTAATGAAAGCAGCCACACCTTCTCGCAACCCATCGCCGTATTTGGCAAGGTTCGCCTCACGGGCCATGTCTATCGTGTCTCTCATGTGTTCTTCTCCTTGAGTTTGGCTTTTGGCTCATGCGTGCAGGCTTCTTCATAATCCAACACATCTTGAATGCGGTACCGGATCAGACCGCCCAGCTTGAGGTATCGACAGCCCTGCTTAAGTGATCTGTCGCGCTCCAAGGTAGCCTCGCTAATCTTCCAACGGAAGGCGAGTTCTTCTTGCGTCATCAGTTGCTCTGGTGTTGTCATTGCGGCCCCTTGTGAACAATCACAGACGCGCCTGTCTCTGGGTCTGTGTAGCTGGTTTCTGGTTCGCACCAACAAAGAGAGCCGTCTGTCACATGCTGGCGCTGTGCTGCGGGTGGGGTGGCTTTGGTTACGCTGTCCTGCCCAGCGCAATACGCAATCCGCAGGGCTTGCAAGAATCCGATTTCTTCCGGGTCGCCGTGCTGCTTGGCGTTCCATTGCTCGAACGATTCCGGCTCCTGCACAGCCTTCAACGCTGCAACCTCCCGCCGTGACTCAGCCAGCGCATCGCTCAGGATTTCCACCTGCCTGTTGGTGGCATCGAGTTCGGCTTGCAGGTCAGGCTCATAGTCAGCCCGGACAATCTCGGCAAAGTGTTCAATGTCCCCGTGCAGGGTCAGGCCGTGCTCTTCAATCAGTTTAAATACGGTTTTCATTCAAACCCCTCCGCTTTGGCAATTGCATCACGTGCGGCATCAAACGCCTGCACGATGGCGTCATCCCTGTCAGGGTCGTAGCAGTTGTCCATCATGGCGTACAGCGCGACCAGCATGTCGGGGGCAGCGGCCATCAGTCGTGCGTTTGCTTCGGCATCCTTGAGCGTGGAGCGCTTGTCCCCCTTGACCCGCGCTAGGGGTGCAAACCCCCCAGACTCACAAGAGATTAGGAACTCCCCGTTATGGCCTTCGCGGTAGTGCCACGGCCCTGCTGTGTGAAAACTTTTGGGTTTAAGTGCGTCGTTCATTTCATCCTCCGCAGGGTTATCCACGCTGGCTCTTTGCTGACCACAGGTGGCGGCACGATCTTCTCGGACGGTGGTGCCCATCCATACTTGCGCCACAGCGCTTGCACATCAGAGCCGCTGCTCCATTTGAAATCGGGGTGACCTACTGGAATCCATGGAATAGTCTTTGTCATGTCTGTTCTCCTTCTTTTGCGTTTAACCAAAACGGTTCGCCAATCCGATGCCCGATGTTTTTGATCTCGCTCATGGGGTCCACAAGACTGAGCAAGGCTACGTCCTTGCGTATCCAATCCGGTACGGACTCATCAGAAAAATCCA